TTATAAACAAAGACTTTTCTATTGCCAGACTGGGAAGAGTAAGAGATATATTTATTTTTAGTTGCTTTACTGGGTTATCTTATAGTGATGTAAAAAGTCTAGATGAGAGCCATTTTATAAATGATGAAGAGGGTAGAATATGGATAAAAAAGCACCGTATTAAAACTGGTGTATTATCAAGAATCCCCCTCCTACCCATTCCCAAGTTAATTCTAGAGAAGTACAAAGGTGGAGACAAACTACTACCAGTAATAGATATTTCAAGCACTGATGCTTATTTAAAGGAAATAGCTGACCTGTGTGGCATTAATAAAAGAGTAAGCTTTCATACTGCTAGATTCACCTTTGCCACCACAGTAACACTGACTAATAGAATATCATTAGAAGTTGTATCAAAGATGATGGGACACACCAATACTAGAATAACTTCACACTATGCTAAAATTATAGACAACTATATAGGAGAAGAAATGGATAAAATAGATTCTAAGAACTGGAGTGAAGCTAAAATTGAATAGATGGTAAAAATAAAAGTGAGTGGATAAGATATTTCTACTCATTTTTTTTAATTTAAGACTATTTCATTAGCTACTAAAAGGCTTTGCATTAACTTTATTTTGTACATTTGCATCTTCTATACTCACTTTTATTTAAAAGATTAAATCTTATGAAATTATACTTAGATAATTTAATCCCAAGACTAAAGGAATTCAGCCTAAATCTTGATAAGCAGGAAGTTTTTTTAGAGAAACAATGGGTAATAATAGATAGTGAATCGAACAAACAAACCTATATATTTCGCAGAAATGGTGAGTTAATTATGTCTATAAATGGACAAGTAACTATTGGTAAATGGGAATATATTAATGAAGCTAGAAGTTTATTAGTAGACAGAATTCAAGACAAAATACTCCTTAATCAAATTTTTATCAGTCATGCAATAATGATTTTAAGAAAAGATGGTTTCAAAGAGGATCATTTTATTCTGGCTAATGAAAACCTTATACCAAACTTAAACATCATAGAATACCTTAACTTCTTAATCAATCACAACATTTTAGAGAAAGGAAATTCCAAAAACAATTATAAAGAAGAGACCAGAGAACTAATTTCAAAATGTTACAAGACGAATAAAGGCAAGATAATAATTAAGCAGCAGGAGTCATTTGGCACCTCTATTGGAGACCTAGTATTTAAAGACAATTTAACTGCACCTGATGGAGTTTATAGACTAGGGTTTATGGATAATATCACTACTGAAAATGGAATAATTATTGGAATTTAAAATAATACATATAAATGTCTTTATATAAGGCATTTTCAACTTACTAAGTCAACACATTTATCTAACACTAACTGGTTAAACATCAAATCATGTCAGACCTACTACACAAAAAACACATGTCAGAAGAGGAAATAAAGATGAACTTTATTACTCCTGATATCATTGCTTCTGGTTGGGATTTGCAAAGGCAAATTAGAGCTGAGTACACCTTTACTGATGGTAGAGTTATTGTAAGAGGTAAATTTACAGCAAGAGGACTAAAGAAACGTGCTGATTATGTGTTGTATTATAATGACCAGAGAGATAAAATTGTACTGGCTGTAATTGAGGCTAAGGATAATAATCATTCAGTAGGTGCAGGAATGCAACAAGCTATTGAGTATGCTTTATACCTAGATGCTCCATTTGCCTATAGTGCCAATGGTGATGGATTTATTGAGCATGATATAAAAAATGGTACTGAAAGAGAAATACCAACAGGGAAATTTCCTACCTCTGATGAACTCTGGGCTAGATATAAAGGCGAGAAAGGTATTACAGCAGAGCAAGAAAAATATATTACTGAACCTTATTACTACAAAACAAAAGGTACAATCCCAAGATACTATCAAAGAATAGCAATCAATAGAACTGTAGAGGCAGTAGCTAGAGGAGATAAAAAAATCTTTCTTGTTATGGCTACAGGAACAGGAAAAACCTTTACAGCATTTCAAATTATACATAGGCTTAGAAGCTCTGGGTTAGTAAATAAAGTGTTGTATCTAGCTGATAGAAACATACTCATTGACCAAACAATGACCAATGATTTTAAGCCATTTGAGAAGGTAATGACTAAGATAGAAGACAAGAAACTGGATAGTTCCTATGAAATCTATATGTCATTATACCACCAACTAGCAGGAGATGAGAATAAGGAACCTTTCAGAGCTTTTAAACCTGATTTTTTTGACCTAATATTTATTGATGAGTGCCATAGAGGTAGTGCTAGAGATGAATCGAGATGGAGAAAAATTCTTGATTACTTCTCAGAAGCAACACAGATAGGAATGACTGCTACACCAAAGGAAACAAAAGATGTATCAAATGCTTTTTACTTTGGAGAACCTATTTATACCTATAGCTTAAAACAAGGAATTGATGATGGATTTTTAGCACCTTATAAAGTAGTAAGAATTGGACTGGATAAGGATTTAGAGGGCTACAGACCTGAAAAAGGCAAACTTGATGTGAATGGTAACTTGATAGAAGATATTGAGTATGATGTAAAAGACTATGATAAAAAAATTATCATTGATGACCGTACAAAAAGAGTAGCTGAGAAAATCACTGAGTTTTTGAAAAATACAAACAGGTATGATAAAACAATTGTATTCTGTGTTGATATTGAACATGCCGAGAGAATGAGGCAAGCCCTTATTAATGAGAACTCTGATTTAGTGGCTCAAAACCCTAAGTATATAATGAGAATTACTGGTGATAATCAGGAGGGTAAGAATCAACTGGAAAATTTTATTGCTATCACTAATAATGGTCAATATCCAAGTATAGTCACTACCTCAAGACTCATGTCAACAGGAGTAGACTGCAAGACATGTAAACTCATAGTACTTGACAATGTGTTTGGAGATACTGGAATGACTGAATTCAAACAGATTATAGGGCGTGGAACTAGACTAGCCCCTAAATATGGAAAGGAGTTCTTTACAGTCATGGACTTTAGAAATGCAAGTAGATTATTTGCAGACCCTACATTTGATGGAGACCCAGTTCAAATATATGAGATTACAGATGCTGAATCTCCTGTTCCACCAGACCCAGAAAATGAAGAAGGTTTAGACCCTGATACAGGACAAGGTGACCCTGGTCAAGGAGGTAATTTTGTTGACCCACCAACTACAGGAGGAGTCAACAGATACAGGGTGAATGACGTTGAAGTAAATGTGGTGTCTGAAAGAGTACAATACTATGACAAAGCAGGTAAACTCATTACAGAGAGCTTGATTGACTATTCAAGAAAAAATATAAAAGAAGAATTTGCTACACTGGATGACTTCTTAAAATCATGGAATGGAGAATCAAGGAAGCAAGCTATTATAGATGAGTTACAGGAGCATGGAGTATTATTGGACTCACTAAGAGACAGCGCTGGGAATAAAGACCTTGATGATTTTGACCTTATTTGTCATATAGCTTATGATAAGAAACCACTTACTAAAGCAGAGAGAGCCAATAATGTAAAGAAAAGAGGATACTTGTACAAATACTCTGACATGGCTCAACAAGTGCTTGACGCCTTATTGGAGAAATATATGTTTGATGGAATTAAAGACCTTGAGAACACTAAAATACTGGAAAATGAACCTTTCAATAGGTTTGGAACTCCTCAAAAAATTGCTTCTTTATTTGGAAGTAAAAAGGCTTATTTAGAAGCCGTAAGAGAACTGGAACAACAAATTTATGCATAATAACAACTAACTAAAAAATGAGTATTAATAATATTGTAAAGCGTCTTCAAGATGTAATGAGGAATGATGCAGGGGTGAATGGAGATGCACAAAGAATAGAACAAATGGTATGGATTCTATTCCTAAAAGTATATGATGCAAAAGAGGAAAATTGGGAGTTCCACAATGATAAATTTGAATCTATTATTCCTGAGAACTTACGTTGGAGAAACTGGGCTAAAGACAATAAAGATGGAAAAGTTCTTACCGGTGAATCACTACTTACCTTTGTAAATACTGAATTATTTCCTAGCCTAAAAAAGCTTGAAGTGGATGAGCATACACCCATGAGCAAGTTGATTGTAAAAGACACCTTTGTTGATAGCTTTAATTACATGAAGGATGGTATTTTATTGCGCCAAGTAGTGAATATAATTGATGAAATTGATTTCAATGAATATGAGGATAGACATGCTTTTGGTGAGATATATGAAACCATACTAAAAGACCTACAAAGTGCAGGTAATGCGGGTGAATTTTATACTCCTCGTGCAGTAACAGAGTTTATGACACTAATGATTAATCCTAGACTAGGTGATAAAATTGCTGACTTTGCCTGTGGCACTGGTGGATTCCTTACCTCTGCTCTAAAAGTTATAGACACACAAGTTAAAACAGTAGAAGATAGAGAGATTTATAATAACTCTATCTATGGCATTGAGAAGAAAGCATTACCACACTTGCTGTGTATTACTAACATGCTTTTACATGACATTGAGAACCCAATGATTCTACATGACAACTCATTAGAAAAGAATGTACGTGATTATGAAGAAGAAGATAAATTTGATGTAATCCTAATGAATCCTCCCTATGGAGGAAACGAGAAAGATAGTGTAAAAATAAACTTTCCCTCAGAACTTAGAAGCAGTGAAACTGCTGATTTATTCATGATATTAATCATGTTTAGATTGAATAGAAATGGGCGTTGTGCCATTATTTTACCTGATGGATTTTTATTTGGAACTGATAATGCTAAAAGTGCCATAAAACAAAAGCTTCTGACTGAATTTAACTTGCATACTATAATAAGATTGCCTAAAAGCGTTTTCTCTCCATACACTTCTATTACTACAAATCTTATATTTTTTGATAATACTAAAAAAACTAAAGAGACATGGTTTTATAGAATGGATATGCCTGAGGGTTACAAGAATTTTGCAAAAACAAAACCAATGAAATTAGAGCATTTTGCTCCTGTAATGGAATGGTGGAACAATAGAGAAGAAATCAACGTAGATGGCTTTGATAAAGCCAGAAAGTTCACTGCAAAACAGCTAATAGATAACAATTATAACTTAGATTTATGTGGCTTCCCTCACTTTGAAGAAGTGGTACTTGAACCAAAAGCAACAATCATAAATTATCAAGAAAAAAGAACCAGTTTAAATGACCATATTGATAAGATATTGGTTGAAATAAGCACTCAACTAGGAATAGAACTATGACCTCAGAACAATTAAAAAACAGCATACTTCAATTTGCTGTCCAAGGCAAGTTAGTTCCACAAAATCGTCATGATGAGCCTGCTTCTGAACTACTAAAGAAGATTAAAGTTGAGAAAGAACAACTGATAAAGGAGAAAGGAATCAAAAAAAGAAAAGCATTTCTTCCTATTACAGAAGAGGAAAAACCTTTTGAAATACCTGATTCATGGGAATGGGTAAGATTAATGGATATTTCTTCAAAAATTTCAGATGGCTCACATAATCCACCTCCAAATAGCTTAAAAGGGATACCTATTTTAAGTGCAACCAATATCTACAATAATGAAGTAAATATAGCTTCTGCAACAAGGTGGGTAACAGAAATACAGTGGGAAAGTGAAAACAAAAGAACAAATATAGAGATTAATGATGTATTGCTAACTATAGTTGGTACTATTGGTAGAACAGCAATTGTAAAAGAAAACTTAAAATTTGCATTGCAAAGAAGTGTTTGTGTTATTAAACCTATACTCGTAAACTCCTATTTTATATCTTGGTTCTTACAGAGTCCAATTTCTATACAGACAATGACTGAAAAAGCAAAAGGAACTGCTCAAGTAGGCATTTATCTAAATACAGTTAATGAATTATTATTTCCTCTTCCTCCTCTTAGTGAGCAACAACTTATAGTTGAT